CTATTTCGGCCGATCCGCCCGAGAAAGCGACCCTCCCCCCCCCTGGTTTGATGCCATGAGACAGAACGGTCGCAAGTCGGCTGCCTCGTTGTCGATCGTCCCGTCGCGCCTTGAGCGCATCGAGCGGCTGCAGCCACCCGACTGCCTCGACCTCGAGCAGGCAGCGGTATGGGTGGCAATCGTCGATGGTCACCCTGCCGATTGGTTCGATGCGGGGGCAATCCCGGTGCTGACCCAGCTATGTCGGCACGTCGCTGCTACTGATCGCATCGCACGGATGGTGCGTTACGCACGCAACCACGCAGCGTTGTTGGCACTGCTCGTCCATCAACGGGCCGAGACTGAACAGGTGCGCAAGCTGTCGGTATCGCTGCGCCTGACCCCGCAATCACTGATAAACCACAATGGCAACAAGAAGCCGCTTGCAGTCGTCAGTAGCCCGCACACGCGAACGCACGCGGGGTGAGCGCGCCATTGCGTGGATCGAGGAGTGCTGCCGCGTACCGAGCGGGCGCGCGGACATGGTTGGCAAGCGTGTAGTGCTGCGCGAATGGCAGCGCGAGGCGATACGAGCGATCTACGACAACCCGCACGGTACGCGCCGAGCGATCCTCAGCTTCGGCAGGAAGAACGGCAAGACGGCGCTCTCTGCGTTCCTGTTGCTATTGCACCTATGCGGGCCGGAAGCGCAGGCCAACTCGCGGATGTACAGTGCGGCGCAATCGAGGGATCAGGCGGGATTGTTGTTCGACCTGGCGGCGCAATGCGTGCGGCTATCACCGGAACTACATCCGTTCATTCAGATTCGCCAAACCGCAAAGGAAATTCTCTATCCCGAGCTCGGCACCTTCTACAAAGCGCTGTCTGCGGAAGCGACGACCGCCTTCGGGCTTAACCCGCGGTTCATCGTTCACGACGAGCTCGGCCAAGTAAGAGGCCCGCGCAGCACCTTGTATGAAGCGCTGGAAACAGCGACCGGGGCGCAGGACGATCCGCTCAGCATCATCATTTCAACCCAAGCGCCGACCGACGCGGATCTCTTGTCGGTGCTGATCGATGATGCGCTGGCGGGGCACGACCCGCGAGTTGTAGTCAAGCTCTACACCGCCGACGAAGACCTCGACCCGTTTGGCGAAGAGGCAATCCGCGCCGCAAACCCGGCCTTTGGCGATTTCCTGAATTCGACAGAAGTCCTGTCGATGGCCGAGGACGCGCGGCGCATGCCGAGCCGCGAAGCGGAATTCCGCAACCTGGTGCTGAACCAGCGGGTCGATGCGAACAACCCGTTTGTCAGCGCCAGTGTATGGGCGGCGTGCGGTGCGGAGGCGCTGCCGATCGACGGAACGCCGGTCTATGGCGGGCTCGACCTGTCGTCGGTGTCGGATCTGACGGCATTGGTGCTGCTCGGCGAAGTGGACGGGATATGGCAATGCCACCCGACATTCTGGCTGCCGGGCGACGGGTTGGCACTGAAGGCCCGCGCCGACCGGGTGCCTTACGACCAGTGGCACAAAGAGGGATATCTCGAAGCCGCGCCGGGCAAGAGCATCGAATACGAGTTTGTCGCCGAATACCTGCGCGACGTCTTCCAGCGCTACGACGTGCAAAAGTTGGCCTTCGACCGTTGGGGCTGGAAGCACTTGCGCCCGTGGCTGGTAAAGGCGGGCTTCAGCGACGCCGACCTCGATAGCCGCTTTGTCGAATTCGGGCAGGGCGTGCAGTCGATGTCGCCGGCCTTGCGTGAGCTCGAAAGCGATCTGCTCAACGCCAAGCTGGCCCACGGCAGTCATCCGGTGCTGACGATGTGCGCGGCGAATGCCGTCACCAAGACCGATCCGGCGGGCAACCGCAAGCTCGACAAGGCGCGTGCCGCCGGCCGCATCGACGGGATGGTGGCATTGACGATGGCCCGCGGTGCGGCCGCCGCCGAGGCCGAAGAACCGCTCGACATCATGTCGATGGTGGTCTGACGGCCCTATACGGGGAAATACCTATGGCCCTGCTACGCAAAACCGCCGCCGGCAAGGTGGACGGGTCGCTGACCTATGTCCTCAGCGACGCCACCGTCGACCGCTACGGCGACATCATCGAGCCCGACGGCTGGCTGTTGGATCAATTCCAGCGCAACCCGATCGCGCTGTTCAACCACAGCCCGAATGCACCCATTGGCAAGTGGGCCAATATCCGGGTCGAGGGCGAGCGCCTGGTGGCGGACCTCGTGCCGGCGGCGAAGGGCACCAGCCAGCGAGTCGACGAGATCCTCAGCCTCATCGAGCAGGACATCCTGCGCGCCACATCAGTTGGCTTTCTCGGCGTCGAATCCGAGCCGATCGACCCGAAGCGACCCCTTGCCGGCACCCGCTACACCCGGCAGGAGCTCCTCGAAACCTCGATCGTCAGCGTGCCGGCCAACCCGGCGGCGCTGCAGATCGCGAAGTCTCTCAACATCAGCGACGACACCTTGCAACTGGCCTTCGGCGGGCATGCCGATTTGGGGCGCAGGCGCATGGCGACAACCGGCGGGCAAGCCGTGACGCAGCCCAAATCGAGGGCAACCCCAATGGACCTTTCAATTTCGCGACAGATCGAAGACCGGCAGGCGCGGCTCAACGCGGCGCGTGACCAATTGGCCGAGCACACTCACGACCCCGAGCACGACGTCGAGATCGCCAAGGGGCTGTTCGCCGAGATCGACGAGCAGGAAACCCGGCTGGCGAGCTTGCAGGAAAGCGAGCGCCGCCTCGGCCTGCGCACCGTGCAGCAACAGCCGCCGCAAGAAATCTTGCCGCCTGGCATGGGCCATAACGGGGGCCCGGCGCTGAGCCGCCGACCGCTCGGCATGCCGACCAAGGAGATCAAGCCGAGCGATCTCTACTTGCGCGCCATTGCCGCCAAATTCTCTGCATATGTGCGCGGGGTGTCGATCGACCAGGTGCTGGCGGAACGCTATCCGGACCATGAGCCGACTGCGGTCGTCACCCGCGCGGCGATCGCCGGCGCCACGACGACCACGGCCGGCTGGGCGGCGGAACTGGTGCAGCTTGCGCAGGGGGAATTCGTCAACACCCTGATGCCGAACATGGTCTTTCCGCAACTGTCGGGGATGGGCATCGCTTTGACCTTCGGCCCGAATGCCGGGGCGATAAAAATCCCGTCGCGCACCACCACGCCCTCGATCGGCGGCGCGTTCGTCGCGGAGTCGGCGCCGATCCCGGTGCGTCGCCTCGGCACCACCGCGATCACGCTCTATCCGCACAAGGTCGGCGGCATCTCGGTGTTTAGCCGGGAAATCGCGATGTACAGCAACCCCGACATCGAGACGCTGATCCGCGACAGCATCGTCGCCGATACGCAGATCAACGTCGACGCTTTGTTGTTGGACAACGTGGCGGTATCGACGACGCGGCCGGCGGGGTTGACCAATGGTGTTTCAACGCTGACCGCGACCGCGGGCGGCGGATACGCCGCATTCCTCGGCGATTTGGGCAAGCTCACGGCGCCATTTTATGCCGTCAACGCCGGCCGCAAGCTGGTGATGTTGATGAACCCGGCGCAGCGCAATCAGCTGCTGTTCGCTCCGGGGCCGCCGGGTGCGCCATTCGGCTGGTCAACGCAATTCACCGATATGTTTTCGGTGATCGTCAGCACCAGCATCACAGCCGGTGCGGTCTACATGATCGACGCCGCCGATTTCGTCAGTGTCAGCGGGGCGCCGGAATTCGAAGTGTCCGAGGTGGCAACGATCCACATGGAGGACACCACGCCGCTGAATATCGCGAGCGGCGCGCAGGGCAGTGGCGTGCTGGCGACGCCGACGCAAAGCATGTTCCAGACCGCGCAGATCGCGATTCGCATGATCGCGAATATCAATTGGGCGATGCGGCGGCCGGGAATGGTCCAGTTTATCGGTTCGGGTATTTCGTGGGGATAATATAAGTACAAACCGGCGACGTGTTGGAAGCACGCCGCCGGTTCTAACCACCAACGATCACGGGAGGATCGTAGAATGGCTGACGAGATCATTTCGCGCGCCGAGGCCATAGCGCAAGGGCTCACATCCTATTTCACCGGGAAACCCTGCCTGCGCGGGCATATCGCGCGCCGAAATGTCAAGAATTGGACGTGCTGGGTCTGCAATAACGAGCGTGGCCGCTTTTGGTATCGCACAAAGCGAGATGTTGCGCGCGACCGTGAAAGCAAGCGCCGATGGAAAGAAAACAACCCCGAGAAGGTGGCGGCGTCTCGACAAAGAGAAAAAGCCAAACCATACAAGCCGCCAGATAAGAGGAAAGCGGCGATATGGGCAAAGCGCGACTATCAAAAACACAAAGAAGCACGCCGTGCCAGCATGCGGAAATACTACGAAGCGAACCGGCAGAAGCTCATCGAGCGATCACGCAAATGGCACCAGGAAAACCGCGAGAGATCGCGAGAGGCGTTCCGCCTCGCCCGTGCCCGGCGCCGCGCTCGCGAAATGGGGTCGCCAGACCAGCACACGAAGGCGGACCTCGACGAGATTTTACGAGTGCAGAAACACCGCTGCGCTTATTGCCGCGCAAATCTACGAAAGGTTCGGAAGCAAGTTGACCACATCATCCCACTATCGCGGGGTGGGTCGAATGGCCGGGCTAATCTTCAGTACCTTTGCGAACCGTGCAACCAGAAGAAAAACGCGCAAGACCCGATTGATTATGCCCGAGAGCTCGGGTTGCTGCTTTAGGGAGACAATATGCAAACCAGAACACCCGAACGCACGGTGCCGCGGTATCGCGAAGGCGACCCGGAACCCGAAGGCGCGCCGGCGCCGACCCAGGCGCGGGCGGATTACCTCAAGGCAAAGGTGCACGGCGCCGACGCCGACGACATCGACCCGCTGCTGCCGCCGCAGAACAAGGACGTGCCCTATGTCGGTGGCGCGGCCGAGGTCGGAGGCACGCTCAATTGCACGATGGGTAACTGGACCGGGATGGGCGGGGAGCCTGCCGCCTATTCCTATTCCTGGCAATCCGACGGCGTGGCGACGGCCGCCACCGGGCCGGATTACGTCGTTGCTGCCGGCGATGCGGGCCACACCATTGTTTGCATTGTGACGGCGACCAACGCCAACGGATCGACCGCGGCGCCGCCGTCAAATGCCGTGACGATCCCTTGAAGCTTGAGGAGAGTATGACAATGGCAACGACCAGTCACACACCGCCGGAACCGCGGCCCGCGCCGCAGCCGCAGCCCGCACCTGCTGACCCGGCAACTGACACCGAGCAGCGCGAGCGGACCGACAAAGAAATTGCCGAGCGGATCTCGACACCGCCGGAAACTCCGACGCCGACGCAGGAGGAGGCCGACGCCATCAAGCTCGGCGAATACGACGCCTCGGCGCCGGCCGGGCAGCGCGTCAAAGCGGAGCCCAAGAAGCGTGCGATGGCGGGCGAACGCGGGCCGGGATACGCCACCCGCTAAATGGCGAACTGGCTAACCCCAGTAATGGCGCCGCTCGCCCGCATGTTCGGGTGGGGCGGCGCTCGCCCGACAAGGCAATCGCGCTGTTAGCGGCACACTAAAGGAACCATCCGATGCTTCGATTTGCGATTGCCGCGACGCTGCTGCTGCTGCTGGCGGTGCCGGCCGGCGCGCAACAAGTGTTCCGCACCGATGGCGCTGCCACCGTCACGCTGGCCGCCACCGCGACAACCGGCCGGGTGCAGATCCAGACCGCGGTGGGCGGCACGCAGAACGTGCGCCTCTACAACGCCGGGACTGTCGCCGTGTTCGTCGAATGCGGCACCGTCGCGGTCGTGGCAACGGTTGCAGCCTCGCTCCCGGTCGCGCCGGGGGCCGTCGAGGTTATCGGCTGTAATCAGACCTACTTCGCCGGCATCACCGCGAGCGGCACCGCGACGCTCTACATCACGCCGGGGACCGGCTTGTGATGCTTTAGCGAGCTTTGTACCTGACCCCGGGAGCCGGAATATGATGAAACCAGGGATTGCCGCAGCGGTTTTTGGCGGCTTTTTGCTGCTGGCCCAGCTGCTGGCCACCCCCGCCGGCGCGGTGGTGAAAAGCCTGGGGACGGGTGGTGCCGGGCTGAACGCGTATAGCGGCGCGAAGGCAAAAAAACTTTGTTTATACGGCGACAGCATTACCGCGCAGTCGGATACGGTCAACGCCGGCGTCTACTCGGCGCAAACCTCCCAGTCCTACGGCACTTGGTTGAACGTATACACTGGCTATCGGGTGTACCGGTCGCCGCAAACCAATAATTTTGGGGTCAGCGGCGATACGACGACGATGATGCTGGCGCGAATCGGTGCGGTATCCGCTGCCGGCTGCGACATGGTGGTGATGAACGGCGGCACCAACGATGTGAACGGGAACGCCGGTTGCAGCGCGATAACGGCAAATTTGCGGGCGATTGTGAACACCCTGCTGGCGGCGGGGACGACGGTGGTTGACACCACGATCTTCCCGCGTAGCGGGGGGTTGCTGTGGAACGCGGCGCTGACGGCGCAGGCGTTGTGCGTCAACAGCTGGCGGCGGGAGTTTGCCCGCGGCTCGGGTAGCGACGGGTATTACCTGGTGGATTTGGACCCGGTGATGACCGATCCGACCAGCGCGACCTGGGCGGTTTTGGCCGGCTATCTGGCGGACGGGGTGCATCCCTCCAGCTTGGGCGCTTCCGCGATGGCGGCGGCGATTGCTGCGACCGTCAACGCCCTGGCGCCACCGTGGCTGGCGCCGCAGCTGACCGCGAGCGATGCCTACGACGCCACCAACAATCCCCGCGGCAATCACGTCCTCAACCCGGCGATGACCGGGACGGCGGGCGCGATCGGAACCTGCACCGGTCAAACCCCGAACGGTTTTTCGGTGGCGTCGACCCCGTTTACGACGGCGGCCGGGACCTGTGCGTTGAGCGTTCAGACGCTGACCAACGGGGTGCGGGCATTGCAGGCGGTGCTGGGCGGAACGATGACGTCGCCGCAGAATTTGGATGTGCAGGTGGTCCTGTCGACGCCGGGTAATTTTGTGACAGGGGACGTGATACGAGGGTTGTTCTGGGTGAATTTGGGGGCAACCAATACGAATATTGCAGCATTGAACCCGTTTATCGCGGTGACGACGAACGCGGTGATTTCCTATCATATGGCGTTCGATACACCTCCTGAAGGCATCCCGGCAGCTGGGTTCCCGACGACTGGCGGGATTACCTACCCGATGGGCGGTAAGAATTGGGTGCCGATGCTGTCGGATGAATACACGATACCTGCCGGCCCGGTGACCCAGATTTATATAGATTTAAGGCTGGGCTCAAAGGCGGCCGGGGCGATCGCCAGCACGATGCAGACCTGTTGCTGGGAAGTCAGAAAGGTAGTTCCGTGAACTGGCTGACCCGGATGCTGCCCTGGGGCCGCGCGGCCGAGGGGCAGTATCGTCCGGGCCCCTATATGCTGTCCGACGGCTGGCTCAGCGCCAGCGTTGGGCGGTATTGGAACTACTGGCAGAGCGGCCACAACCTGCAGCCCTATGGCTCGCAGAGCGCGATGCTGGAGGCCTGCGTCAGCGCCTACAGCCAAACCGTGCCGATGTGCCCCGGCGACCACTGGCGCGCCCTCGACAACGGCGGCCGCGAGCGCGTCACCAATTCGGCGCTCAGCCGCATCATGCGGCGGCCGAACGACTACCAAAGCATTTCCGACTTCCTGCTAAACCTGACCCGCCGACTCTACGAGCGCGGCGAGACCTTCGCGCTGGCCGTGCGCAACAACCGCGCCGAGATCATCGAATTGCACCTGATGCGCGAGGGCGTGCCGCAGATCGCCGAGGACGGTTCGATATTCTACAGCTTGCACGGCAACCAGGTAGTCGAGCAGCGGCTCGACATCACCTATCCGGTGCCGGCGCGCGACGTCTTGCACGTCCGCCTTCACACCCCGCGGCACCCGCTGAAAGGCGCTTCACCCATCCTGGCGGCGGCGCTCGACCTGGCAATGAACAACGCCGCGCTGGGGCAGCAGGTCAGTTTCTACATCAACCAGGCCCGGCCGAGCTTCCTGCTCACCACCGACCAGGTACTGAAGCGCGAGCAGGCGCAGGAACTGCGCGCCTGGTGGAACGAGCAGACGCACAACGAGAATGTCGGCGGCACGCCGATCCTCACCGCCGGGCTGAAGGCGCAGCCGATCGCCACGTCAGCGGTCGATGCGCAACTGGCCGAAATGCTGAAGATGTCGGACCAGAATATCGCGCTGGCGATGCGCATCCCGCTGGCGATCCTGGGCGTCGGCGGCACCACCTACGCCTCGACCGAGCTCCTGATGCAGTCGTGGATCGCCTCGGGGCTCGGGTTCACGCTGAATCATATCGAGGAAGCCTTCGGTCAATTGTTCAACCTCAAGGGCGTGCCCGACGAGTACCTCGAGCTCGACACCAAGGCGCTCTTACGCTCGGCCTATCGCGAGCGCATCGAGGCGCTGTCGCGCGGCGTGATTTCGGGCATCTACAGCCCCGACGAGGCGCGGGCCGAGGAAGACCTGCCGGCGGTGCCGGGCGGCTACGGCAAGCAACCGCGGGTGCAGCAGCAGGTCGTCCCGCTGTCCTACGGCGCCGATCTGCAACCGCCCTCGCCGCAAGCCGCGCTGCCGCCGCCGGCCGCGCCACCGGCCGACCCAGTCAATCCCGATGAGGGGAGCGCCGATGGCGGCGACGACACCGCAAGCAAACTCGCTTCGTTCCGCGCAGCGTATGACGAACAGCGTCGCTTTGCCGCGTGACCCGCTGGCGGCTGAACTCGGCTTTGTCGTCGGCACCCTCGAACGGGAATTGCGCCTGCAGGTCGGGGCGGCGCTCTCCGAGGTGCGCGAGGAGATCGCGGCATTGCGGGCAGCGCGGGCGGAAAGCGAGCTGCGCGCCGACCGGGCCGAGCGGGCGCTGGGCGAGGCAGTCGCGACGCGGCTGGCGGAATTGCGCAACGGCGAACCTGGGGCGCCAGGGGAGAGCATTGAAGGCCCGCCGGGCCCTGAGGGAGCCCCGGGCATTGCCGGCGCCGAGGGCCCGCCTGGGCCGCGCGGTGAGCCCGGCGAGAGCATCACCGGCCCACCGGGCCCCGAGGGTGCACCGGGCTTGCTGCCGGTGGTTCGGGTGTGGACCGAGGGCGTCCACTACGCCGGCGATGTCGTCGTTCACGCCGGGGAAACCTTCCAGGCCGCGCGCGACACCGGCCGCGAACCGCCGGGCGAGGATTGGTGCCGGTTGGCGGCCGCCGGCCGCGACGGCGCCGATGGCGGGTCGTTTAGCGTCCGCGGCACTTGGAGCAAAGATGCGGACTATTCGAAGATGGACGTCGTGGCGCTCGGCGGTTCGAGCTTTGTCGCTCGGACCGACCGGCCGGGTGCCTGCCCCGGTGACGGGTGGCAGCTTATTGCCGCGTCGGGGAATCGGGGCAAGCCTGGGGAACCGGGCCAACGCGGCGAGCGCGGTCCGCCCGGTGCGGCAGCGGCGTCGCCCGCGGCGCTCGAAGTCGACACCGATGGCCTCCTGACGCTGCGGCTCAGCGACGGCACGGTGCTGTCCTGCGATTTTTATCCCGTGCTGACGCGGGTGGCGCGGTGAGCGCCGACTACCGGATCAGCCGGGTCACGACGCCGGCGACGAGCCTGGCGCTGGTGACGCTCGACCAGGCGAAGGCGGCGCTCGGCATCGACCCCGCCGACACCTCGCAGGATGCCGCGCTGCAGCAGCAGATCGACTCGGTGTCGCAGGCGATCAACAACTACTGCGACCGGGTGTTCGTGGTGCAGTCCTACCGCGACCAGGTCCGCGGCGCCTGTGGTCGGTGGGGCGAGCCGCTGGTGACGCGGCAATACCCGATCGTGCTCGACCCCGGCGGCGTGCCGCTGGTGGCGGTCGTCGATGACGGCGCCGCGCTCGACCCGACCCTCCTCGAAGTCTACCCGGAAACCGGCAGCCTTTACCGGCTCGACGCCGCCTCGCTGGACCCGAGCGTCTGGGCAAGCCCGCTCTTGGTGGTCGACTACACCGCCGGCTTCGACCCGATCCCGGCCGACGTGCAGAGCGCGGCGCTCGAATACCTGGCGGCGCGATGGTTCGCGGTCGGCCGCGACCCGACGCTGCGCACCGAGTCGATCCCCGACGTCATCACGCACGTCTATTATTCCGACACCACCTCGCCGGGCATGCCGAGCAATGTGCGCGAGTTCCTGGCGCCTTACCGGATGTTGACGGTATGACGCCCGAGGTCATCATCGCGCGGCTCGACAAGGCGATCGCCGGCTACGGCCAGAGCGTCGTCTTGGAGCGCACCGCGGTTGACGCGACCGGCGGCATTTCGGTCGCGCAGTCGGTGACCTGCCCGGCGGCGGTGCGTAGCTACGTGCCGCAAGACCTCGAAGCCGGCAGCGTGCAGCCGATCCGCGTCATACTGAGCCCGACCGGGCTCGGCGCCTTTGGGCTGCCGAGCCGCGACGACCGCGTTTTGGTCGACGGCAACCCCTCGAACATCGAGGAGGTGGGGTTCCTGAAATACGGCGGCGTCCTCGTCCGCATCAACATGTTCTGCCGTGGCTGACGCCCGCGAATTGATCCTGGCGCGGCTGGTGACAGTATGCGCCGCGGTCGAGGGCGTGCAAGCGGTCGCGCGCAACCGGCTCGACGTCGGCGGGCTCGGCCGGCCGGCGATCGTCATCCTCGACGGATCAGAACAGTTTACCGACGCGCCGCCGACGGGGCTGTCGATGCTGCCGCAGATCCAGCGGATGGAACTCTCCCCGGCGCTCTCAATCCATGTGCGCGGCACCGACGCGGTCGATGGCGGCGGGCTGTTGTCGCTCTACCGAAGCCGCGTGCTGGCAGCGGTGCTCGGCGATGCGACGCTGCTCTCCTATTGCTGGCAGGGCCGCATCCGCTATGGCGGCGCCGTCGTCGCGGTGCCGGGCGCCGAGGCGCAGGAGCACCGGATCGACCTGTCGCTGGTCTTCACCTACACCTGGAACCTGGCGGACCTCGCCGCATGAGCGACGTCAACCTGACTGTGACGATGGACGACCGGCTGCTGACCGTGCACATCGACAAGCTGCCGGACCTCTTAAGGCAGGCGCTGCTGCCGGTGATTTCGGGCTTGACCAACGAACTGCTGGCGCAGGTTCATTCGCTGGAGCCGCGCCGCACCGGGGCGCTGATCTCAAACACCCGGGCCTTTGTCGACCAGGGCGAGAACTTCGTGCGGGGCCGGGTGCGCGTGCTGGCGAACGCCGGGGACGCCTTCAATATCGCCGCCGCGGCGCTGGAATATGGCGCGCACCGCGCTGTTGATGTGCGGAGTTACAGGCGCCGCTCGGGCGCGGTGCGCGGCTACACCAGGCGCGCGAATATCAGGGCGCATAATTTCCTGCGTGGCCCCGAGGCGGCGATACAGCAACGCGCTAAGGCCGAGATCACAGAAGCGGTCATAAAAGCCATGCAAGGGACGACGGCTCCAACCCGATAACGGAGGACTCACAACATGGAAACAGCATCACCGCGCGTCGCAACGCCCGGCACCATCAACGTCTTCGGGTCGGGCACGATCCTGGCGGGAGTGAAGTTTACCGGGGCCAACGACCAGGGGCCAAAGCTGACGATGGAACTGACCAACGTCATGTTCCGCCCCGGCAACCCGATCGGGCTCATTTCGGACGCCTGGGGGCAACTGCATCTGACCGGCGAGGTCTTGGCCGACGAAACCGGCATTTTCGGCACCATCACCCATCCCGACACGACGCTCGTCAGTCCGCTGACCAGCATGTACTACCTCGGCAAGGGCGTCATCTCGATCCAGGGCCCGGGGGATGTCACCTATCGCGATGTCGGCGACGCGCCGACCTTTGAGTTTGTCCCGAACGTTACCACCCTGCCGCACTATTCCTCGCGCCAGGGCGTGCGGATCAAGGATCTGGAAATCCTGCACGAAAAGGCCGCGACGCTGAACCTGATCCTCGAAGAGTGGACCTACGACAACTTGCTGCTCGCCTTCCTGGGGGTTACCGGCCCTTGATCTCGCTCACCGACATCGTCCCGCAAAAGCGGGCCGTGCAGACCGCCGCGGGCGAACTTGAACTGCGCGGCCTCGGGCTGCGCCAGATCGCGGACCTCTTCCTGCAGTTCATGACGCTGCGCGACCTCTTCACCGAGAACGACACCGACGTGACGATCACGCAGGTGGCGCTGCAGGCGCCCGACGCGGTTGCGGCGATCGTCGCCGAGGCGGCCGGGCAACCGGATGCGGCTGCGGTGGTTGCCGGCGGCGCGCTTTCTCCGGACGAGATCCTCGATTGCCTGGAGGCGATCTACGAACTCACCTTCCCGCGGGGTGTCTCCCCTTTACTGGAACGGGTCGCCGTCCTGCTGCGCGCCGGCGGCCTCGTCGTCGGCCGGTCTGGCAGGGCCCCGGATACGAATGTGCCGCCGCTGCCGAACGGCTCATCGCCGCCGGACATGACCGTAGCGAAGTGATGGAGTACACGCCGCGCCAATTGGCGGCGTTCCTGTTTATCGCCGAGCGGCGCCGGCGGGACGAACTGCGCGAGCAACTGCACATCAGCACGCTGGCCGCCCGCGGCGACGAAAAGGCAATCCACGGGCAATTGAAGGAGTGGGCGGCAGATGGCTGACAACAATGTTTCGATCGGCATCTCGGCCGACGTCACCCAGGCGAAGGCGCAACTCGGGGTTCTGCAGGCGTCGCTGCGGGATGTCAGAAAGGAGTGGCGACAACTCGCGCAAGAGCAGGCGCAAAACAAGGGCGCTGACCCGGCCCGTTATCTGGAAGTGACGCGGCAGCTTCAGTCGCTGGACCGGGAGATCGTCAAGCATACCGTCGTAACGCACGCCAGCACGCGCGCCAACACCGAACACACCGAGACCTTTCGCCGGATGGGGATCGAGCTCTCCCATCTGACGCACGCCGCGGGCCTCAGCAACGAGGTGCTGAGGGCTACTAAATTCGGTCTAGCCGGCCTCGTCGGAACCCAGGTCATCCGCACGCTCGGCGAGGTCAGCGACCGCATCAAGGCGATCACCGACCAGGCCAAGCAAACCGGCGCCGGCACCCAGAACGTCCAGGCGCTGGGGAAGGCTTTCAGGGAGACCGGCGGCTCGGCGGCGGACGCGACGAGCGTCATCGACAAGATCGCCGGGGCAATCCGCGACGCCGAGCGAGCCGCGCTGCAAGCCGGCGGGACTCTAGGCGGCCCCGCCACCCTGCGCGGCGGGGTCAAGGATTTGACCAGCGAGGTTACGACGTTCGGCACCACGGCGGTGCAGGTGTACCGCGGCGCGAGCAAGGAAGCGGTTGACTTTGGCGACAAGCTAAAGGGCGTACGGGTCAATATTACGGATTTGTACCGGCAGTTTCCCGGCTCGGGCGCTGACCGAACGCAGGCGGTGGTCAAGGGGATTGCGACCGAATTAAACAACCTCGTCGCCGCCGGGAAATACGCCGAAGCGAACCTTCGCTCTCTGGATCTTACGGGCTTATCGCTGGATCGAGCGCTGCCATCGCTCAACAAATTTATTAACGAGCGAGAAAAACTTCTCGCCGCTATGAAGCAACAGGGCACGTTGCTCGACCCGCAAACCGAAAAGAAAGCGCTCGAATACGCCATCGCGGTCGATGACGTCACCGAAAGTTACCAGGGACTGCAGCAGCAGATCGCGTTGATGGTGTTTCCCGACGCGACGCGGTGGATCCACCAATTACAAGAGTTTCTGAGCCGACCGGCGGGACAAAAAAGCGCTTGGGAAGAATTCCTCGCGATCGACGAATTCAAGAAAAACATTGCCATCATCGAAGCCGATTGGCAGGCGCTGCTGGCGTCGATGCGGTGGGGCGACGAGCAGTTAAAAGCCGCGCACGACGCGTTGTGGAAAAGCCTGTCGGGGCAAGGCCCGGGCGGCGGCGGCGCCTTTGGCGACCCGAGCATCGCGGCGATGCCACTGCCCGAAGACCGCGGGAAGGGAGCGCAACCACTGGCGCAGACGTCGGCCGCGCAATGGAACCAGCTAACCAAGTCTGTCACCGAGAACACAAAAATTACCGTCGGCAACATCGAGGGCGCATTCAGCGGCCTCGCGTCATGGTCCGCCAACCTAGCCAAATCAATGGTGTCGATCTGGAATGCCGCGATGTCGGCACTAAAGAAGCCTGACACGGGTGACTGGAGCCCCAAGAGCGACGACACGTCGGGGATTGCTCTGAGGGGCGGCGGCGGGAAGAGCCTGACGGATACCAGTGCCGTCAACCCATATGCGGGCATGGATCCCCAAGCAGCGGCAGACGCCAAGGCGGCGGTACGCGCCGCCAGCGGCTATGTCGACCCGGCCGGGACGCGCGCAATATCAAGCGGCCCGACCACCTGGCGCGAAATACCAACCGGCGGCGGCATCGAGCGTCCATTCGCATCCGGCGGCTACATCCGCGGGCCCGGCAGCGGCACCAGCGACTCGATCCTGGCGCGGCTCAGCAACGGCGAGTTTGTTGTGAATTCCGACAGCGTGCGCCGCCTCGGAGTCGGCTTCCTGCAGGGGCTCAATTCCTTCGCATCCGGCGGCCTGGTCGGCGCGCTGCCGCGCTTTGCGTCCGGCGGCGCGGTATCTTCGCCGGCCGGCTTTACCATTGTCCTCGGCGGGCATTCGTTCAACGCTTCGACCGACAACGCGACGGCGGCGAGCCTCGCACGCGTCGCGCGCAGCCAGTCGATGCGCAGCGCCGGCCGCAAGCCCGGCTGGGCCAACTGACTTGCTGGCGGCCACGTTTTCGACACTGCTGGTGCTGGCGCCGATCGGGCTGCCGCCCTATGCCGCTCGCGGCGCCAGGCAGACCCTAAAGCCGATCGCCGCCGCGAGGGCGCTGCGCCGCACGGTCAACGGCGAGCTCCTCGACATCGCGCCGGCGCAATTCACCAAATACGAAACCGAGATCACCTGCACCGACTTCGACTCGCCGGCGGTCGACGGGGTATGGCCGGGCATGGTGCTGACGCTCGACTGCGTCGCCGAGCTCGCCTACCTGACGACGGGCGGCACGCCGCAGCGCCCGGTGGTGGCGTCGCGCACTGACGGCGCCTTCACCTTCTACCGGCCGCAGCTCGTCGTCATGGTCACCGACTGGTCGATCGACGAAAACGAGTGGGGCCGCGCGGTCACCTGGTCGATCCACGCCGAGGAAGTCTGATCCCTTGGCGGACCTGACCCGCTTCTACCTCGCGCTCGTCGGCGGGATCGCGGACCCGGCCTTTGCGCTGGTGACGACCGGCGATGTCTGGGGCGGTGCGGCCGACATTGTCGGCAATGTCTGGGGCGGCTCGCTCTCGACCAGCGGCGACCTGCTAAAAGACTCGACCACGATCAGCAACATCGTCAACGCCGACCAGTTGGTGATCGGGCAAATCTACGACGTCACCGGCACCGGCATCCCGCAGTATGCGGCCTTCACATATGCCGGCGGCACCAGCGCGATCCTCAATTTGCCGGCGACCGTAACCCAGGCAGGCGCGAGCCTGGTACTGCGCAACGAAGCGCAGCGCACGATTGTCTCGGGGTTGCTCGGCGCCGGGCTGGCGCAGCTTGTCATCGGCGATCCCTACACGCTCTCGGGCAGCGGCATCATGGCCGGCACCAGCTTTACCTATGGGGGCACCGCCGAGATCACGATCTCGCAGCCGGCGACGCAGACCAGCCGCTTTGCGCCGCTGCGCGCCGGCACCACCGCCGGGCGCTATACCGTGCAAAACCTCGGCACCACCGCCGGCCTCATCGTCGGGCAGACCTATTGGATCAGCGGCGCCGGCATCCCGGCCAATGACTTTTTTAGCTACGAAGGCGGCGCCGACGTCACGCTGAACCAGCCGGCGACGCTCTCGACGCTCGGCACCTTCCTCGCAATCCGCAAGGGGATCACCGAGGACGACGGCGGGCCGTTCGACGCGGGCGTACACCTCGTCGAAGACCTCAAGATCGTCAGCCTCGACATCGAGCAGCATGAAGGCGACTTCGCGACCTTGCACGCCGACGTGCGCAACCCCGCGGTCGGGCTCATCGCGCCGACCAGCAAATGGTGGTGCTGGCTATCCTGGGACCGCGGCGACGGGACCATCGTGCCGCTGTTTCACGGGCGCCTCGTCGGCATCCCGCGCAACCTGACCGACGAGGTCGTGACCCTCGAATTTGTCGCCCGCCCGGCCGACTACGCCGAGCAGAAAGCCGCGCTCGCGGCCGACCTGCAGGTGGCGCCGTATTGGGATCCGCTGTGGTTGCAGAACGGCATCGACAACCCGGACACCGTCTTAGAGGCGCGCAGCGCGCTCTGGCACATCGACCGGGTGTCGCTCGAGGTGACGGCGTCCGACATCCTCGAAGCCGAGGACGGCACCATCGCGGTCGACGAGGCGGGGCACTTCTACGATTCGCTGCGGCTCGGCTATTCCGAACCGGCGCTGGTCAGCGTCACGGTCAGCGCGACGGTCGAATGGCAGCAGCAGGGCGAGGGCGAGGTCGACCTGACCGACGCGATCGTCAACGCCTTTGCGGCCCAGGGTTCGCCCTTCGAATGGCCGGTGGTCGGCAGCTATACCGGCGACGGACTCCTCTCGGCCTGGCCGAAGGCGGAATCGGGCCTCGGCGGCGGTTGGTCCTTGGCCGCGGACGCAATCGCCGTCGCTGCCGATTGGCAACCGATCGGGCGCTACCAGGTGCGCTACTCGGCGAAAGGCGGCTCGCTCACAACTTCTATGCTGCCGGCCGAAACGCAAACCAAATTCCGGGACGAGGGCAGGGCCTCGTTGTCGCCCTTCGAGAACCCGGAGGTCGGCGGCATCACGGCGCTGTCGGGGTACGAGGACTGGCTCGTGCAGTTTTCGCTGTCGCCGGTCTACGTCAACTTCCTCGCCCGCTATGTCGCCGACCGACACCGTAGCGAAACCGTGTTCTTCACTTTGGCCGCCGACGTGCAGAGCCTGCTGGTCGATCCCAACGGCAGCGACAGCCAGGTCGTGACGCTGAGCTCGGCCTTCCTTGAGCAGCCGATTGACCAGGACGGCGGCCTGCCGATCGGCGACGTCAGGCGCAATGCGTTTTTCCCGACCGACCGCGGCCAGGCTGCGCTGCAGTACCTCATCGTCATGGCGGCGGCGAAGCTGCGGGCGAAGGCGCGGGCGGTCGAGATATCCTTTGACGCGCCGTGGCTCCCCTTCGCCGAAATATCCTGTCGGCAGGCGATCCTGCTCACCGACCGGCGGCTGCCCGGCGGCCAGGCCGGCGGCAAGGTCAAGAGCTACCGGCTGCACGCCGACGGCGAGGGCAACCATAGCGCCAATGTCACCTTCGGTTGCGCCATCGGCCGCGGCATCGCGTTGCCGGACCCGGCCGCCGGCGAGCACGACTACAGCGACGACTATGCCGACGATTACGACCAGGTGGTGGGCGGCGGCATCGCGGTCGTGCCGGGCGAGCTGCATTACACCAGCCTCGACGGCACCTTCGCGATCGACGACGACGGGGTTGATCTCTTCGACATGACGCCCGGCCACGTCATCCAATCGCTGCAGGTCATCGACGGCCCGAATGCCCAGCGCGCCGCCATCGACGAGGCGGCGGTGATGGTGGGCGACCCGGTGCAGGGGCTCGCATCGCACCCGACCGTCGTCGACCTGCTGCTGGTGCCGGTAGTAGGTGGCGACTTCGTCACCGAATACGCCGTCACGGTCTCCAACTTGGTCATTCCCAAAACCATTGACCTGGAGGCCGCCTGATGTCCTTCGCGCTCGAAACCATCGTCCGGCCGTTTGAAACACCGCTGGTCATCAACCAGGGCCGGGTCGTCGTCAGCCGGTTGAAGGTTCCGGTCACGCCGGCCGAGACCCGCTGGGGCGCCGTCGGCACGCTGCCGACCGCGACCGAGGTTCCCAAGGGCGGCGGGTTTACAGTCAAGGATTGCAATACGTCGTTCGCCGAAAGCGCCCGCGCCGGCACCGATGTCCGCGTCGAAAACCCGAAAGACAAAACACAGTTCGTCGTCGTCCGCCGGATCGACAGCATTACATTTAAGAAACCGGACAAGGGCGACCAAAGCAATTCCTACGTGGCCTATTCGCTGAAGCAGGCGGAAAGCCAATTGGACGTAAAGTTTGATACCGGGCGCTCGATGGGTCCGACGCAGAAGTGCGAGGATCAATATCAGCTCGATTGGGCGAGGCATTCCACGCCGCCGGGCCTCCAGTGATAACCGGCGGCAGCCCCGAGCGCCCGGTACAGCTAGACCATTATCAACTGATCGTCGGCGTCGGCTGGGGCGCTGGCGGGTTCGGGGTATTGGAGATAACCGCACCGACGCAGATGGGGTTCTATTTCGGTCAGTTCGACGTAACGGGCACGATACCGCCGCCGCCGCCGGGCGGCAGCAAGACCTTTACGCAAGCCGACATCCACGACGCCATCACCGAGATCCTCTTCGACAACCCGGTGCTCGGCAACCTCTACACCTCCAGCAGCTACAGTTGGATTATCGAAGCGGGGACTTTTCCCGATACACCGCCGCCGTTCGATTATGAAACGATGAAATCGCTTTATGAATTCACCCCGGGGCACCGCTGGGTCGAGGTCGTCGACCTGCGCACCTTGGGCCACGACGAATTCCCCGCCTTCTACATCCACGGCTGGCCGACCGACGGCAACTGGGCCGATCCGGATTTCCCGTGGGGCTACAACCTCGACGGGCGGCCGGGCTACCTGCCGCCCTCGTCCGGCTCCGACCCGTCCGAGGAGGGCTACACAATCGAGCCTTTCTGGGGTCTGGGCGAGCGCCAGGAAACCAGCGCCGCGGTCCGCGACTACCGCAAATATGCCTACCTCCTCGACTTCCGCAGCATCGAAGGCCGGATCGGCGAGGGCATGGTCGAGCTCTCGATCAACAACCCGACGCACGACGACCGGCTGCCGAGCTACATCATGCAGATGCCGCTGCGGATGTATGGTGAGGGCGCGGTCTTCAAAGTGGCCGGCACGTCCATCACCGCGACCGCACCGCCGCCGCCGCCGAACGTGCCGCTGCCGCCTTCGCTGAGCCAGACTAAGACCGCCGCCTACGACCAGCCCGGGGTGATCGCCAGGATCACCAGGGCCGGCTATCAAACATGATGAGGTAGGGTCCAGATGCCGCTCGACCTCAACTACAAAAACGCCGGCGCCTGGGGGCCGGGCCTCGGCCGCAAGCTCACCGGCGTCGAGGTCGATACAAATTTCCACGAGGTCGAGGTCGCGGTCGAGGCCCTGGAAACCTCGCGGCCGCAGCCCAACAATATCACCTCGATCACCACCGATTCGACCTCGATCACCTTCCACTTTCAGGACGGCACGTCGATCGGCCCGGTGCCCTTGCCGATCCTCGAATTCCGCTACCGCGGCGAGTGGGCGCCTTCGACGCTCTACCAGGTGCTCGACGTTTTCATCGTCACCGGCACCGGCGAGTTCTCGGTGTTGGTCGACCACACCTCGGCGGCGGTATTCGACGAGGCCGCGACCGATCCTGGCGGCGCCGGCCCGCTTTATCTGTTTATGCTGCCGATGGGGTCGGGTGAGTCGCTCGAAAGCCTCTCGGACGTCGCCATCACCGCGCCGCAGGACGGCCAGATCCTGCGCTACGACACCGCGACCGCGACCTGGATCAACCGCGACCTGCCGGCGCTCGACGAGCTCGCCGACGTCGTCATCACCGCGGCGGTCAATAACCAGGCGCTGGTCTGGGACACCGCGACGAGCACCTGGGTCAACCGCACGCCGACGCTGGCGGCGCTGGGCGATGTGCACCTGGCGGCGCTCGCCGACCAGCAGATGCTGGCCTGGCACGCGAGCGCGAGCGCCTGGGTCAACGTCAACCCGCCCTCGGGCGGTGGCGGCGGGAGCACGGTGCTGCTCTACCGCGGCATCTGGATCACCACCGGGGTCTATGCCCCGAACGACGTGGTGCGCGACGGCGCGGCGTTCTTTGCCTGCTGGCTCGGGGTCGGCCACAGCGCGCTTCGGCCCGGCGCCGACGGGGCGCACTGGTCGCAGCTCTCGGCGGTCGACAGCGCCGCGCTCGATGGCAGTTTCGGCGCCGCGCCGGGCACGCTTCTGCACCGCGACATCGCCGGCTGGCTGCCGCTGGCGCCGGGTGCCGCGGGCACGTTTCTGAAGTCGCAGGGCGCCGGCCTGCCGCTGGTTTACGACGCCGGCCTGGCGCTTGGCGGCGCCACCGACAAGCAATATGCGCGTTACGACGCCGGCGCGAGCGCGTGGGTGCCGTCGAGCGAGGGCTGGTTCCGCAACGCCGCCGGGCTCGCCGTCGTGACCGCGGTGCGCGGCATCGCCCCGATCGCGGCCGGCGACCAGATCGCCGGCTATGTCGGCGCCGCCTTTGACGGGACCGCTGTGGCACCCGCGGCCGCCGGCTTCTTTGTCGAGGCGGTCGAGGCCTGGAACACCACCCGGCACGGCTCGCGCCTGGTCCTCGAAACGATCCCGGCCGGCTCGCTGACGACGCAGCGCTCGCTGGCGGTGGAGGGCGACGGCGGGCTCTATACGCCAGGCGTCAGCGGCGGCAGCCGCGGCGCCGGCACGGTCAACCTGACCGGCGGCTTTTACGTCAACGGCGCGCCGCTCTCGACCGCTGGCTCCCTCGGCAACGACCTCGACACGATCGGCAGCACCCGCGGCTCGGTGCTGTTCCGCGGCGCCAGCGCTTGGCAGGCGCTGACGCCGGGCACCAACGGCCAGGTGCTGATGTCGGGCGGGCCGGGCGCTAACCCGTCCTGGGGCACCGGCGGCGGCGGCACTGGTACGCTCGGCGGCCTTGTGGACGTGACGCTGACGGCACCCGTCGACAAGCAATACCTGCGCTTCGACGGCTCGAGCTTGAAATGGGTCAACACCGCCGATGGTTGGTTCGACGAGCTGCAGGTGCAGGGGTTTGCCGGATCGGGGGTCGGCACCGGGTTCAGCGCTGCCCCGGCATCCTCGTCGGACGGTTGGGCAATAGGCGCGAACTACGACCCCGCCGATATTCACAACGTTGATCTTTGGTCGGTGCACGAGGCGGACCCGAGCAACGATTCAAGCTCATTCGATGGCGGGTTTACGTTTTGGCAGAAATTGCTGTCGGCGCCGCCAATAGCGTTTATGTATTTACACGGCAGTCCCACCTTTACCGAATTCGACCTTTATCTTAACAGTGGCACTGACGGCACATTTTATATCGGCGCGTCGACCGCCGATGGCGCGTATTTCGGCACCACGGGTTTCACCGGAACCAACGACCTCAGTCTTTTACGAGACGGTGAAGCGCAAGTCAGGCTGACCGCATCCGGGCCGCTGCTCAGCGCCCTGACCGTGCAGCAAGAAAGCAGCCCGAACGGCACGCCAGGGGTGCTGCAGAACTACGCCGGCACGCAGTCGGCGGTCACCAGTTTTCCGATCTTCGCCACCCGCCAGGCGCGCGGCACCGGCGCGGCACCGGCGGCGGTACACGCCGGCGATGTGCTTGGCGCTAGTGCCTTTTACGGGCACGACGGCAGCGGCTTCCGGGTCGGCGCGTCGATCCAGGCGTCGGCAACCGAGACCTGGGGCGGCAGCGCACGCGGCTCAAAGCTGCTCCTGGGCGTCACGCCGAACGGCACCACCGCGCCGATCTTTCCGTTGGGGCTGGAGCAGGACGGCGGGCTTGTTTCGAACGCCGTCACCGGCGGCAGCAAGGGGCCCGGCACGATCAACGTCGCCGGTCTTTTCGTCAACGGCGCCGCGGCTTCGGTCGGAGGCGGCGCGCCGGGCGCGCTGACGCTGATCTCGACCCTGACCGCCTCGAACAGCGCGACGCTCGATTTCACCGGGTTGACCGCAACTACAGATTACGTCCTGGTCGGCCGGTTTCTCTTACCCGTCACGAACAACGTCGCAGCGTGGGTGCGATACGGCAGCGGCTCGGGGCCGACATGGATGGTCGGGAACAACTATCGCTGGGCTCAGCAATATACCAGCAGCATCGGTACTACCGGGCAAGCCGGCGGCCAAAGTGACCCGCAGCATTCTATTGTCGGCGCCCTTGCCAATGCCGGCATCGGGGTTGGTTTCACGTTCGATATCACAAGCAACAACACATATGTCCTGATATCGGGCAACGAGATTATGGATAATCAGGACGGCAATTTTTACCGATTTGCTTACGGCGGCCGCTGCACGCTCGGCGCCGCTGTCACCGGCATTCGGTTCATGATGTCGAGCGGCAACATCGCTTCCGGGACGCTGTCGTTATATTCCCGCTCTCGATGAGCGACGGGCTCGGTGATGATACCCGCTGCCCTGGTCATGGTGTTGCTGACGAGAGCCGATGGCGGCACCGTCGCTGTCACTCCGGGTCAGGTAACGTCACTACACGCAGCGGCTAAGACAGGCGTCAAAGTAGCGAACCCCTCAGCGCGCTGCGTTGTCTGGCTGGCCGATGGAAGAGTGCTCAGCGTGATCGAGCCATGCGACGTGGTTCGTAAACGGTTGGAAGAGGCAAAATGATCATGCTTGCCGCTGCCAAGTGGTTGCGTCCGTGACGGACTCGAAAGCCTGATAACCACCCTCGCACGGGATGATTTCAGCCGCCCAAGGGGCGAGTTGCTCGGCGGCGTGGCGATAATCGGCAGCGTTCGGCCGGTTCCAGCCACCGGCGCCCCGGTTGGCGGGCCCGCTTACGAGGTAGGGTGCCTCGCCGCTGGCTATGGCATCGTCGGTCGATCCTGGGGCGTGCAGGCTCCAGCCGCCATCTCCCGCATCGCTGCGGCAGAGGACGAGATCGGCGATCGCGATGGACAGTTTTCGCATTG